TACAATATCAGCAGGATTTAATTGTACATAATTTCTACCAATGTTTATTTGCATACATTTTCTACCTAAACCAAAAGACTCAACATCTCTAGGTCCAACAAAGGTAGTTATCTGTGCATTTGCATCGCCTTTAATTCCTGCTTGATTCCATGAACTAATATCAGTTCCTTCATTAAGGGTAGATTCTGACATTGAATAGCTTTCACATGCCTCATCTATTTTATCATTAATATGTTTCTTAGCTTCTTTTACATATGATTTTGCAGTATGATCTGGGTTATCATTGCTCTCATAGCTATTAGCCTGTTCAGCTACATGGTTTCCTAATTCTTCAACTGGTCCAACAATTGCGTCCATGTTATATCCTGTTTCCTTATAACCACCACCTAGTGAAAACTGGGCAGCACTATTAGGAGCAAAACCTACAGGAATAAAATCTTCAAATAAAGGTACTTTTGCCATTATAATTTATTATTTTTGTTATTTGATTATATATTCATGAAACTAACTCATAAAATAACATATAAAAATAAACAACTCCTTATGAAAGATTTTTATAGAACATCTGCAGGAAGAAGATTCTTTGAACAAGATGTACCTGCATTAGTTGAAGTATTACAAAAAATATCTACTCAATTAGAAAGGTCTAATGATATAGCAGAAAAGAAAAGAAGAGTAGATGAAAAATTAAAAAAGCTTCAAATTAAAAATGTCAACGAAAAATAAAAAAGACATTACCTATGAAGAGTTCATAAATCATATGAATGAAGGTAATAAAGTCTATATGAAAAAACCTAGATCATGGCAAAAGATTTGGTTTTGGTGGGAATCAAAAAGAGAAAAATGGTTTCTTAATAAAGCATATGACAAAAGACAAGACGGTAAAGTCGAAAGAGAAAATTCCGTATGGATTACTGCAAAGGATATGCAGAGTCACATGGATCATTTAATAAGACAAGGATATAAATATTACATAGATGAATAAATTAATAGCAGCTTTTTTATTATTCTTTTTAGGGCAAACTTTAATATGGGTACAAACCAATGGTCAATTTGTTTGGCCATGGTTTAAAAAGAATCCTTTTGCAGTATCTTTAATTATGGGAACTAGTATTAGTTACATATTAATTTACGGAACAAAATTCATAGTAGAATATTATGATGGGTTGTTATGGCCAGGTAGGTTTATTGGTTTTGGTACTGGTATTATTTCATTTGCTTTTTTAACTTGGTGGTTATTAGGAGAAGGGATCACTACAAAAACAATAGTATCATTAGCACTTGCATGTAGCCTAATAGGTATACAACTTTTTTGGAAGTAATGAAGGATCCTTATAAAATATTAGGTGTAGATAGAAATGCCGATGAAAGTGAAATAAAAAAAGCATATAGAAAATTAGCAAAAGAATATCACCCAGATAAATCTTCAGGAAACGAAGAAAAGTTTAAGGAGGTGGCAGATGCATATGATATTTTAACCGATCCTACAAAGAAAGCTAAATTTGAAGGAAATCCATTTAGTCAATTTAATGATTCATTTTTTGAAGAGTTTATAAAAACTGGAGGAGGAGGTTTTGGTAATCCTAATTTTGGTGGATTTGGAGGTCGTCATGGATTTAGTACAAGAGGAAGTAATGTAACAGCTCAAATCTATATTACTTTAGAGCAGGCTTATTATGGTTGTAATAAGGAAATTAGATTAGGTACAAAAACTGTAACTGTTGATATTAAGCCAGGCATTAAACCTGGGCAGAGGATGAGATTAAAAGGATTAGGTCAAAGAGGAATGACCGATGATCAAAATGGAGATCTTATTTTAACTGTACATATACAAGATGATCCTAACTTTTACTTAGATAAAAAAGGTTTACATACAATTAAACATATAGATTTATATGATGCATTGCTTGGTAGTAAAGGTGAAGTAAATGTATTTGACAAAATTATAAATTATACAATACCTAAATGTGTAAAGAATGGGACTATGCTTAGGATAAAAGGAAAAGGATTCCCTGCTTATAATAATCCACAAATGGCTGGTGATTTGTTTATAAATATCTTAGTTAATTTACCAAATGAATTATCAGAAGATCAGGAAAATCTTGTAAAGAAAATGAAAGATATACAAAATGGATTTTGATAATGAAGAGTTTATGAAGTCGCTATTGGATCAATTGGAAAATACGAGCTGGGACCAATATATGAACTTATGTTATAATACTATAATGATGTTTCCTGACCAGGTACTTCGATATGATGAAAAAACTGCTAAACATAAAATTAAAAGTTTAGATAGAATTTTGCTACACTTTGAAATGAAAGAAGATTTTGAGAAGTGTGCAAAGCTTAAAAACCTACAGGATCAGATAAAAAATTGTTAATAACTTTTAGAAAAAAGTCCCAGAAAAATTTTCAATTCCCAAGTTTTTTTATTATATTTATAATATAATTAAATAAACGGAATATGACTGAATACACAAACCTTACTTATCTACAATCCTTCTTGGATGAAATGCGTTCTTCCTCTTCAGGAAATCACAAAATTGCAACTCTTAAAAAGTATGCCGATAACTCTGACGAAAATTCTGATAGAGAATTTCTCCAAAAGGTTTTCTTCTATACTTACAATCCTTATTTTAAATATAATGTAACTCCTAAGAATTGCAAAAAGAATTCAGATTTACTAGGTCACCCAAATACATACGGTAGTATCTTTACTCTGTTGGATGATTTAAGAAATAGGGTATGTACCGGTCATACGGCAATTGCAAATGTAAATAGGTTTGTCCTAGAGAATAAACAGTGGGAAGATATTATTTACTATATGCTAAACCGAGACCTTAATATGGGATGTGGTACTACTTCTATCAATAAGGCAATCCACCCAGATTTAATTCCAACTTTTAAGGTCGCTTTAGCGAATGCATATAATCCTAAGAGAGTAGATTTTCAGAGTGGAGAATGGTACGGATCCAGAAAATTGGATGGTGTAAGATGTATCTGTAGAAAGGAAATGAATACTGTAACATTCTTTTCAAGGAACGGTAAAGAATTTACAACCTTAGGTAATTTAGAAAATGAAATTTCTAAGATAGGTGGAGACTTTATTTTAGATGGAGAAATCTGTATGGTAGATAAAGATGGTAATGAAGACTTCCAAGGAATTATGAAACAAATCAGAAAGAAGGATCATCAAATTGAAAATCCTAAATTCTTTATATTTGATTTTTTAACCTTAGACGAATTTGATGATAAGGTTGGAACTACACCACTTACTGAAAGACTTAAGAATGGATATGATCTCCTTCCAGAAAACATTAACTCTTCCATGTTAGAATTCTTACCACAAGAACAATTAACTACCGAGGAGCAATTTACTGAAATGGCAAAAGAAGCCGAAGAGGCTGGGTTTGAAGGAATCATGGTTAGAAAGAATATTGGTTATGAAGGTAAAAGAAGCCATAATCTTCTAAAGGTTAAAAAATTCCATGATGCTGAATATACAATCCTAGAATGTATGAACGGTACAATGCGATGGACAGAAAATGGAAAGCAGATTGAAAAAGAAGGACTAAGTAATATTATTATTGAACATAAAGGTAACCGTGTAAGTGTAGGATCTGGATTCTCTAAAGAACAAAGAGAACACTACCTCAACAATCATAATGAACTAATCGGTAAAACTGTAACTGTTCAATATTTTGAAGAAAGCCAAAATCAGAACGGTGGTTATTCCCTCCGCTTTCCGGTTGTGAAACACATATATAAGAATGGGAGAGACTGTTAACCGGTCTATTCCATAGCTCACCTGTAGTAAGAGAAAAGTATTTTAATAATATATAATGTATGGAACTATTTGAAGTATATAGCAAAGGAAAAGACATAACCGTTTTTGACGTAGATGATACTTTAGTTGTTACCAAAAGTAAGATTAAGGTTTTCAATCCAAAGACAGGTTATGAGATTGAGCTTACCCCACAAGAATTCAATACCTTTAAGACTAAAGCCTATGACAAATTTGATTTTTCTGATTTTAGAGATTTAGAAATTCTTAAAGGTGGTAAAATTATTGAATGGGTTTTTAACATCTTAAAAAGAACCATAGCAAAAGGTAAAGCTGTAGGAATTATTACAGCAAGAGATGATGCAAAACTTATCTATGATTTTCTCTCACATAACGGAGTAAAGATAAACCCAGACTACATATTTGCTATTAATGACCCTTCTCTAGGATTTACTGGATCTACTGCTCAAAAGAAAAAGGAAGCTTTCATGAAATTTGTTCAAATGGGATTTAGAAACTTTCAATTCTTTGATGACGATAGAGAAAACATTAAAATTGCAAATACCCTAAACAAAGAATTGCCAGAAGTAAAAATGAAGGCTACTTTAATTAAACAAAAATGGATTCCAAACTTCGACGACTTCAGTTAAAGGTAAACGCCTTTAAAAATATTTTACTTAGTATTAGAGATCTTTCTAATTCTTCTACAACTAAAGTTGGTTGTATGGCATTAAAGAAAGACTTTAGTAAAATAGCAAGCTTTGGTTATAATGGATCCTATAGTGGTGCTGAAACTAACAAAGAAACTGGAACAGAAGAAGATTCATTAACACCAGGTGAAAGTGGATTTATTCATGCTGAGGTAAATATGATTGCTAAGTTTCAGGAATATGATCCACAAAATTACATAATACTCTTAACATTATCACCGTGTAAAATGTGTACCAAGATATTGGTTAACGCAGGATTTAAACATGTTTATTGGATTGAAGATTATAGAGATACTGCACATCTTGAAATTTTTAATGAATGTAATGTAACTCACGGTAAAATTTCTAACCTAGTAAATGACTACCATACTATTAAGTATTGAATATATACAAAAAATAGTGTGTTCTCTTGGTTATTGAAGCATTGACATTTAAACTATCATTAGACTTTTTTATTTACTTAAAAAAGTATAAACTTGATGTGTCTAAAATCCGAATAGGATTTTATGACCAGGCAAGCCAGAAAACTGAATTTACCGATTTTGCTAATTCTGCAGAAATGGAATTATTCTACCAAAATAATTATGTACCTTTTGATCCATGCTTTGTTGGAGATTTAGTTTCTATTGAATTATTTTTAGGTGGAAGTACCTTATATGGATTTGAAACAGAATATAGAGCTGAGGATTTAACAGGTAAATTTAAACTTACACAAGGGTCTTCTTTAGATAAGCAAAGAAATAAACAAAGATCTGTTTTAGTAAATAGACAAGTAGAATTTATTAAAAGATCAGTAAATGATTATAGAAAATTCTGGGATGAACTTTATAGAATATATACAACAGGTATCTATTCTCCGTGTTATGCTGTACCTGGATGGTCTGAAGGTACTTGGTATCTTAACCAATTAAGAGAGGTATTTACATCACGAAAAGATACTGATGAATTTCCGTATGATGATGCAAAGATTATTAACGAACCACCGGAATAAATAAAAAAAGATAAGGTTAAATGGCATTCAATCTGAAAGAATATATCATCTATAGAAATGAAGTTAAAAGAGAACTTTTTAACGGGGAAGTAGATGAAAACTTTAAAGCTGTAGCTAATCCATGGGTAGATAATAGAACATATGACGAAGGTCATATAGTATATCATCCTGTTGAAATAGTTGATGTTACTGGTGGAACTAGTGTTTCATCAGAAGCTTTAGCATGGTGGAGAGCAAATAAACGAACTACACAAGGTGTCTTTGAAACTAGTGAATGGGATTTAGTAGGAGGTATAGGTACTGGTGATTTAACTGTTACTGGTTCAAATAGCTTTGGAAAAATATTAGTTAATTATACTGGAGCAACACCATTATTACAATCAAACCCCGATGTCACTCTATCTTCTACAATTCCTAATGATACCTTTAGATTAATTGCAGGAGATGGTGTACAAATACAATATGACTCATCCGTAAATGCAATTAAATTAATTAACACTTCTGCTGGTGGTGAAATAAACCAAGGATTAAATGTAGGTATAGGCGGACAAAATGTTTTTGCCGGAATGAGTGGTACTACATTAGAATTTAAAGGTATAAATACTTCTAATTCAACATCCGTTGTAGGAGAAGCATTAACAGTAGGTACTAATGTAGCTAATAAAAATGTAGTTATTAATTTTAATTCTGCTAACATAGAATTACAAACTTTAGATAATGGTCAACCTTTACTTAATTCTTTATATGATATAAATGCGCCTAACCCAGTAGCTTCTGATTTTTTACAATGGAATGGTACTAAATGGGTAAATGTAAACGCTGCATCTGCTGGATTGATTGGTGCACAAGGTGCTATCGGTTCACAAGGGCCTTTTGGGGTTCAAGGTTCACAAGGTGCACAAGGTTTTACTGGAGCTGATTCAACAGTACAAGGTCCAATTGGCGTACAGGGGAATACGGGTGTTCAAGGTGAGGAAGGTGTTCAAGGTGAGGAAGGTACACAAGGTGCTGCTTCAACTATTACAGGTCCGGCTGGTGCACAAGGTGCGCAAGGGACAGAAGGTAATCCTGGACCACAAGGTGCTGATTCAACAGTACAAGGACCGCAAGGTGTACAAGGTTTAAGTGGAGCCGATGGTTCTTTTGGTGGTGCCACGTTTGATTATGAATTTAATACTACATTAGCGGTAGCAGATCCAGGCTTTAGTTATGTTTCATTAAATAATCAAGGAGGATCACAA